CACCAAGTATCTCAATAGCATATGTTTCGCTACCCTTGGTGAAGTGACACGAAGTAACAGAAGCACCTCCAGCAACTCTCATTGCCGAGTCACTTGAAGCGGATTTCACTACAGAGCAACTGTCAAATGAAGTGGCACTTCCAACAATCTTACCGCAACCCGTAAAGGTAGTTCCAGCAACTTCAATTCCACTAATAAACTCTGGATTCATACCGAATATAGTGCCTCCAAAGTCATACGAGCCACTTATGCTACTTGAACTGTCAACTACAAACTTCTGGCGAGTTGCCGAACCAATGGATGCGGCACCCAACGAAAAAGAGTCATTTGCTCCGAGTTTAATTCTAAACTCCAAGTCATCTTCTCTAATCCAGTTGCCAACACCAGCAGCAGTAAACTCAAAGGCATTTGCATTTCCATCAAAATGAACTGGGTTTGTTCCACCGTTTCCTATCTGAATTGGGAATCTTGATATGTTTTGCTTTGAACCATTATTGTAGGTGAATCCCCAAGCAAATCCACTGTTCAAAACATTGTTTAAATTACGGAAGTCAATTTCTGCTCCAGAGGAACCTCCAGCGACTATCATGGGCGAGCCACTTAACGGAATCGCATACATATTTTTGAATATAGTTGCACGAGAAAGAGAAGAAGTGACAACTGAATTGATTTTATATGCTGTACCTATATGTGTTATATCGCTCCAGTCTATAGTTCCGCCTCCACTATCAGCAAAAGTTTCTGAAGGTAGATAGACAAACACACCACGAGGAATGTTTGCTACAGTTTCATTCATTTTTCTCCACAATACCCAAGCACCAGCACTATCTCTAAAATACATAACAGGACCAGCATTATCTAACGAGGAACTTACTCCCTGTCCGTCAAAGAATGTGCAGAAGATAGAGTCGCTTAAATCAACTACCGATGGAAGCACATATGCCGCTCCGTAGACTCCAGGCAATCCAGTATTTGCTGTATGTGTCTGTCCAAGTGACCTACGGTGCCCATAGTCACCTAGAGGTGCTTGTAATGAGTCCTGTTGGGTAATAGAATTGACTATAGCACCACCAGAAATATCATTTGTCCTTACATCTACACCGAGTAAAGTAGTATGCCCCAAGTTATACAAGAGACTTGCTGTTGTAGTTGTGTGAATATTAAATAATGGAGTCCAAGGTGGAGTAACTGGATAGGCAAGCACCTTTCCACCACTTTTGTTTCTTATGGCTACTGTCATCTGTGTACCACCATCGCTAACTCCAGAATGATACACATAAGTAGAAGTTGCTCCAGCGGTTAATTGAACATTTGCCTCTATGATTGTCTCTGAACTGCAACTTGTAGCACCGAGGTTATCTGTAATCTGCGAAATAGTAACTCCCTGTCCTATTCCTGCTGCCTGTCTGGATGTTCCGTTTCCGTCTCTTCCGAGAATATAGAGCATTAAACAATTATCGGTAGTCGTAGTTACACTTGGGCAAGTTGGTGTCTGTGTTATAGAAGTTTGATTAGTCACAGCAGAAGCATCAACGAAGTTTGTTTCGTCAGCATCACGAATCAAGATTGCGGTAATTGCCCAATCGTCGTTGTATCCAGTTATTGTTGGATTTTCTAAAGCAGTTCCAGTATTTTTCTGATACCACACACCAGTTCTTGAGTTGCTATTGCTTGCTGCTGGTCCGTGTAGTTCAGTCCAACCAACATCTATTCCGAGAACAGTAGTGCCAGAGTCGTTTGTTGCAGCTATGAGAATATAGTCGCCACTTTGCTGGTTTTCAAACCAAGTTTCAAAAGTTATTGAAGCAGTTATGGTTCCGTTTGTTCCAGTAGTTAAAGATTCTACGATATATGCCATGTTAAATTACCTCTATATTAGTTAAGTTGCCGTCCACATCGTATGTGAACGACTTGTTTGTGTATTGTCCAGAGCCACTTATAGCAACTAAATTCTCATCAATATCATAATAGAAACTTTGAGTGCCTAAAGAAGTTGTTTTAGCTGCTAGAGTTCCATCTACATTATAAGTAAATGAAGTGTCAATTCCGTCAATCTGTTGCTGTAGGTTACCCGAGATACTTTCAGTTGTTGAAAGTAATGTATAGTTACCGCCGGCTACAAGTATACCTTGAGCGTTCCAAGTTAAAGTGTTTCCACTTAAGGCTGGATTTAAACTACTTATTATTATGTTGTCTGATCCTATCATATTGTTATCCTATTTTATACCAAGTTGAATCGGAAGAAGAAAATATAAACTGTTGGCATGGACCATCATCTACGGAAGTTTGATATGCTCCACTTGATACCGAGTAATTAGCATCCATGTTGTGTCCTACTGATGCTACAATTGCCAAACTTTGACTAAGTTTTGACCTAGCTATTTTAAGTATTTGACCATTAACCGGAGTTGCAGGCATCGTAATAGAAATACCATTTAAAACTCCACCTAAACATATAAGCGTATTAATTCCATCTGGTATTTGATATGATTCACTAGCTGTGAATGTATGAACAACAAAATTAGTATCGACACTTAATTCGTTTGTTACGGTGGGAGAAGCACCGCCTCTAAACCAACTAATCTTATATCCAGTAGAAGGAACTGAGTCGCTTAAAACAACCTTGAAGCTACTTGAATTTACTTCAGTAATGCCAGAAATATATACAATTGATCCTGCGTTTGGAATTGTCAGTGATGCAATTGGATCACCAGAAATACTATCGTGATTAATTACAACATTATTCTCTGATAATGCTACCGATGCAGTACCATATATTCCACTAATTCCTGCACTTGTCGTTGGAAGTGCGTTTATTCTTGCATCTAATCCAGCCGAAATAGCTGCCGTAGTAGTTAATAAAGTGTATGCACTTAAATCACCACTACCAACCGATTGAGTTGATATATGCCATAGAACATAAGTAGATGTATTTGCTACACTACTTAAAGTAACTTGGAAGCTTGTTGCAGTTCTATTGTGAATTCCAACTATATACAAATCAGAACCACTTGTATCTACTTCTAAAGTTGCTACTGGGTATTCAGTTGTTTCATCTATTGCAGGGTGAGTAATAGTAAATGTAGTATTAACATTATCAAGTTGGAAGCGACCTTGTAAGCCACTTGAAGTTTCACCAGAGCTACCAGAAATGGTTATATTACCAGATCCTAATACGCTTTGACCATTAATAGTTTTAATGTTTAAACCAGATACTAGAGTATCTTGCTTTGCATTAATTCTAGTATCTAATCCAGCGGAAATAGCGGAAGTAGTTGTAAGTAGCGTATAAGTAGCTAAAGCCGAACTTGTAATATACCCAGCATTCTCAAGATTAGCTACTCTTGTGTTTAAACCGGCACTAATTGCGGCAACGGTAGTGCTATTAGCATAAGTAGAGAATATGGTATTGATATTATTTGTTTGGATAATATCAATATTCTCATTAGCAGTTAATCTTGTGTTTAACCCTGCAGATATGCTTGCAACTTCTGTTTTGCTAATTAATCCAGAAACATCAGGAATAACTATCGCATCTATTCTTGAATTTAGTCCTGCCGAGATAGCCGAAGTAGTTGAAATATTTGTGTAATTAGAACTAATCCAATCTATATCATTTGCATTAACAGTTATTCTAGAATCTAATCCTGCGCTAATTGAAGCTACTTGCGTTTTACTTATGTAGTCATTAACATCAGCACTATATGCCGGCCCAACATTTGAAACAACTATAGTCCCTAGTGGCGAAGTTAATGTAGTTCCTTCTTGGATTATTTGATTAATTTGATTTTGTAAGTTGCCGGAAATAGCTGAAGTAGTTGTTATATTCGTGTAATTAGAACTAATCCAATCTATATCGTTTGCATTAACAGTTATTCTTGAATCTAATCCAGAACTAATTGAAGCTACTTCGGTTTTACTAATCAATCCAGAAACATCTGGAATAACTATTGAATTTATTCTTGAATCTAATCCTGCGCTAATCGAAGCTACTTCGGTCTTACTTACATAGTCGGTAACAGCAAATGAGTAGTTAGGACCGACCGGAGTAATAGTAATGCCATTACCAGCTATTGGAGTAAATCCAGTACCACCGCTTCCGCCAGAAATGATTGCCAAATCATATCCACCAGGAATTGCAGTAACACCAATAGATCCATCCGTTGAAGTAATTGTAGTAACAGTTCCACCACCAGATATATCTGCTATTGCAGCATCAATCATTAATCTAACTTTATTTTCGCTTACTCCACTTACTCTACTTACTTCTTTTGCTACTTTAGGAATGTCAACAGAAATTCCGTATTCACTTCCACGCTTCTCTACCGTTACATTTGAGCTATCTGCTACAACCGTAATAGCTTCTGGTAGCTTTGGAATCAATGCCTTGACTTCTCTTAAGCCACTCTCAAGCTCCTTCTTAGTCGCTTTAGTAGCTAAAGAAGCATTAATATTAGTTACAAATTGTCCTAAATCTACTTGTAAGCTACTTAATTGCTTATTAAATTCTATAGCATCTACTTTTAAATTAATTAAATCATTTAATTCACTTATTTTATTTTCAATTTCTACTATGTTGCTATCTACTATACCATTAGCAAGATTTTGAGAATCTTGATATGACTTTAATACACCTTGAACATTATCAATATTATTTTGTAAATTAGCTTGTGTAGATTCAACAAGCCTTCTTAAAGCTAATTCTAATGCTTGTACTAATTTGTTTGGGTTAGGGACTGAAATTTTGTATTCAAAACCGTCTGGAGTAACTTCAGCATCAGAAGAAACTAAATTAATTTCTGTCTTACCTACCTCTTCAATAGACCCGTCAAAATTTAATTTCATTAACTTATTGGTTACTTTATCCAAATAAACCTTCGCTTGGGTGCTTTTTTCTGGCAGCTTAACCGACGATGAATTAACAGCATCTAGCGATACAGCATTATGATCGAAGTTACTCATTAGATTATTCTCCATTCTCTAGTATACCCTCTACCAGATATGCATTTCTTATTGATTTTAAATTGAATGCATAAATCGTGCATAAATCCCTCATAAACTTCATTTGTAATTCTATTTTGTAATCTAATAAATCTTTTTGTTTTACAAGGAAGCCCCTTATGACTTTTACTATTTTTTGCTATTTGTTCCGGTGTTCTTTTTTTCCCTCTATTTGATTCACCTATTTTCTTTATTGTTTCTTGAGAGTGTCTATATCCAAGAGGTCTTAAAACTCTTCCTTTAAGTATATTACTTATTTTATCTTTTTGTTCTTGTGTGCGTGGTTTCGTTTTTTTTCCGATTCGTTTTTTTGACATAATTTCACAATATTCTTTACTTCTTTTTAATCCTAAATTCCCACAATCACCACCAAAACTTATGTTATAACCATACCTATCATCTTGAAGATTCCATATATCAATGATATACATTTCGCTACGGCAAGCATTATCCCTATCAGAAGTTTCTAATAGTAACTCATACTTTACATTTTCTGGACCATATTTTTTGAGGGCATTATATAGTTTTGGTTGATCTTTACAACGAAGGCTCTTATAAGCGTTAAATCGTGTTGTAATACCACCATTAGTTAGTCCGATTCCTACATACTTCTTCCCATTTGGGAAAGTTAAGCAATAGACACCTTTTGGTTCATTTTTATACGGCATTCTATATTTCCCTCTTGTCTTTAAGACACTGGCATTACTGCCCTAGATTTAATCTTATTTATCTCTATTTTCTTTTCTTCTTCTTCTTAATAACTTCGGTTTTAGCTTCTTCAAGCGGCTTATCAACTTCAATTGGCTCTATATGTATTATATCCATACGAGTACCATTTATTTCTTGCGATAGATCAACTTCAATACAATCTACATCTTTTGTATTTTTAATAGTATTAAATGCTTCACTAAGTTTACACTTATGCTCTATTCCCTTTTTATAAATCTCTTTATTAATTATTCTAATTTCTCCACAATCCTTACAAAACAATTTATAATTTCTTGGATATGTTTCAATTATTTCCACAGTTACACCCCTTACCTTTTTTAGTTGTTAATCTATAATGATTAATTATACCATTATTATAGATTGGTCGCCACTCCTTATTCTCCTTCGAAGCGGCTTCAATTTGCTCTTGAGTCGGTTGTGTGAATATTATTTCCATATTATATATTTATTAGCCATTTCTTAGTTTCTTAGTCTCACTTATTTTTCTTTTAGTTTCTTCTGAAAGCCTCTTACCATAAAACGGATTTAATTCTCCTTTTAGCCCCTTCTTAGCATTCGTCTCGCTAGAGTATTTCATACCCTTGTGTTGTTCTGAAAGCACACGTTTAGTTTCTTCTGAATGCTTCTTGCCAGTTCTAGGAGGCTTTAGTCCTTGCTCCTTTAAGCGTCTATAATAACCCAATCTCGCATTACGATTTCTTTCAATTTGCTCAGGAGTGCGCTTGATACAATTTCCATCACCACCTTGAGTTAGGTTATAACCAAATTCGTCATCTTGAAGATTCCACACATCGATAAGATACATTTCACTACGCTTTGCATTATCTATATCATCAGTCTCTAAAATAATTTCATATTTAATATTATTTGATCCATATTTAACTAAAGCATTATATAGTTTTGGTTGATCTTTACATTTTAATGTCCTATAGTTTGACCATCTATTTTCAATTGTAGCATTTCTACTTACTCCACACCCTATTCCAACATATTTCTTTCCATTCGGGAAAGTTAAACAATAAACTCCTTTTGACATAAAAACTCCTTTATCACCAATTTTAATACCAAAAACAAAAAACCCCAAGCAGTATCCTTCTGCTTGGGGTTAAAGACTTTAAGCCTTTAGTTCAATTACTTATGCTACGCCCGTAAGCGTGCACAAACCTTGTGACTTCTTGCTTACACCGAAGACTTGGGTGTAAACTCTCCATTCCTTCTCTAACTTTGTCTTGCTTGAACCAAGGTTCTCAAGAGCGAACACACCTGCAACGTTCATTGCTGGGTCAAGGTTCTCACCGAAAATCAATTGGAAGCCTTCGTCAAGGTCAGCGTGAGTCAAGGTTGCAGCATCGGCCCATTGGGTCTTGATAAGAGGTACGCCACGATAAGCTTCAACAGTACGACCTGCTAAGTCCATCATGGTTGTGCCTTGACCAGCGGCACGAATCTCACGGGTTACTGCACGAACCGATGCGGCAGTTCCGAAGATAACCTTGTCACCAGCAGTGAGAACTTCGTCGATGAGGCGATCAATATCACTCAAGGAAAGAGTTCCAGCAGCTTGTGCGAAGCTATTGGTGACATAAGAATCAATACCATTGAAGGAAGTTGATCCGTCGCCTTGGATAGCATCGTTAGCAATCTTTTCAGCAACAGACTTAACTGCTCCAGCAACTTCATCAGCGAGAACGCTTGAGTAGCTTGAGTAGAGGTTGTTACCAATGTTGCAAACGCTGAATTGAGCAACGATTGCAGCAGGATTTGCCGTCATTGGCGAACCACTGATTTGACTGGACGAGAGTGAAGTGTTGCAATCAGCTACAACGGCTGTTGGAGTTGATGCGAGTCTATTCCACTTGATTTGGGGCTTGTCGGTTAGACCAGCTTTTGCCAAGAGGAAAGGGGAGAGTCCGTCAACCTTCATGAGATTGTCGTAGATACCTGCGAAAAGCTCTTCAGTTGTGGTGTCTCTTAATTGTGCTAATGTTCTGGCCATGTGTATATTCCTTTTTAAATGTTTATTTGAGAAGTATTAGAAGCTACTTCAATTTGCTTTGATACTTCTCGAAAGTCCATTCGAAAAGTTTAAGAGTTTCTTGAAGTCCATCGAAGCTACTCTTACTTTTATTTATAACCAAAATAAAAAATCACCAGAATTTCTCCTGGTGATTTAGAAATTAACTTAATTTCCGAAAGATCAGATAAGCTTACTTAAAGCCTTTTCCATGTCAACCGTCTTCTTGGTCTGAATAGTAGTTCCACGACCTTGAAGTGGAGATTTAGCTATAACTTGTTTACTAGCAACAAGATGTGGCTTGGACTTAACCCATTCAGACAAGAAATCCTTTGCAGGCTTATCTGCGATTGTTACATTTCCATCTTTCAATTCTACTTTTACATCTGACATTGCTAATTTAGTAGCATCATCCAAAGCAGCATCAACAATACCCAAAGTAGCTAAAGTAGCTTTCACTTCGCCGTTAAATATTTTTCCTTCATATGCACGAATCTTTTCAATATACTCAGAAGCTACTTGAGTCTTAACAGCTTCAACATCCTGACTTTTCATTAATTCAAGTAGTTTGTTTTTCTCTGAAGCACTCTTTGCATCAGCCTCAACTCTGGCAATTTGCTCTTTTAATGTAGCAACTTCTTTCTTAGCGGCTTGACGCTTCTCAACAATCTTCTTTCCGGTGTCAACATCTACTTCTAAACTAACTCCGTCAATATCAATTGTAACCTTCTTATTGTCTGGTTTAGTTTCTGGAGCCTTATCTTCTGGCTTTACTTCTGGTTTAGTTTCAACATTCTTCTCTTCTTCTTTTGTCATAAATTTCCTTTCGTAAGAAATCCATCTTAGAGCGGAATTGCTCATTCTTATTTATCATCGGATTATATATTATATCATCCAATTCTAAAATATATGTAATCATTTCTAACATCACGAACAAACTTTCTACCTATTGAAGAAGCTTCTACGAGGGCTTCATATTCACTTTCTGGAACTCCCGCATAGATGTAAGTAGCTCCAGACGTGAATGTTACCTTCATGAGAGAAGATACAACATTATATTCTATTTCAGAAATAGCTGTAGAATCTACCGAAGCTACTTCATAACCACTTGGCTTATCAGTAACTCCAAGTAACTTACTTATTCCTATTTCAAGCAGATTGTCCATTTAATTCCTGTGCTAATTGAGCAATTTGTTGTTCTGATAAGCTAAAGAATGTTTCAGCATATTTCTGAATCATTGCATTCTTGAGAACCGTAGGAATATTTAATGCAAGAATATCTCTTAACTTGAGAATAGCTTCACTCTCATCTTGAGCCATATAATTGTCAGAATAAACTGTTGGAACATACGCAAATCCTTCTTGCTCACTTATAAGTTGCATAAGCTTATTGTCAGCTACTTCAATAGCCGATTTTAGTTTACTACAAATCAAGAAGAAGTCCTCTCTATTTACAATTAAGCTTATTCCAGATTGAATCGTACTACTCATATCTACATTGCTTGCACTTAAACCAGCATTACGATACATTTCAGTTAATTCATCTTTTATACTTGTTCTAATTGATTCGGCTTGAGAAATATCAGAACCCAATCGAGTAGCTGTTACGCCGGCATCTTCAACTACCATAAGCCTCTTACTACTCCACATTGCTTGCATCTTATCAAGCATTTCCGGATCTTCATTTACTCTTATACCAGCCATGAGCCAGCGTGTAAAGTTTTGTTCAACCAATTCGTGAATTAAAAGAGAATTTAAATTAGTTATGTGCTTTTGTGAATTAGCTATAGGAGCTACTTGCGACTCGGAAGTAACTTCGGGAGTTACTTTAACTAATGGTATTTTTGAATATCCATGAATAACTTCTGCGCCTATTGAGCTAACTCTACCGTTCTTATCTAATGCAATATCTACATATACTTGATTATTCATATAGCGTGCAAATGCAACACCATTCTCATCAGTTAACATTACAATAGCTTCAACAAGTACATCGTCTACTTCCTCTACTTCAGCCACATTTTCAGGCTCAAGGAGTCTAACGAAATGTCTTGCTCCAACAGCTTGCGATTGTGCAATTGTAAGAGTTTCGCCAATGTTGCTTTGAAGTGGCATTAAGTAGCTTACACCATAGATCTGAGCTACTTTAAGAGCCTTAGCCATAAGCTCATCATAATTAGTTCCAAGCCCATCACAATCATTGAAAAGATATTCAGGGAAATCGGTTCTTATAGGAGCATTACGGAAAACTGAAGAGTTATATTTCTCTACAATTGGCTTAGTATAATTCTTAATTGGCGTAATATCTTTGCGCTTTTGATAGTCGGGTCTACTTTCACAATCAAATGGTATTAATATAGGATTACCTCTATCATCTTTTTCATCTATATATTCAGATTCACCTTCGTATGATTCATCCCAGAAGTCCCATTTCTTTTCATTTTCCTTTACATAGCTCATTGGGAGTTGCTTATTTAATACGACTTTTTCTAATAGTGCCATAGATTAATTCCTTTTAAGTAGTATTTATCTAAATTTATAGGTTTATGAAACTAATTGGGGAGTTGGGACGGAAGAAATCAAAACATGTATATCTCAAGATATCTTGGAATGGGCTATCAAGTAATTTCTTATCCATAACAAATTCATCTTTTTTCCATCTCACATCTCTTAAATGCCTAATAACTTCTTTGCAATTAGGTGAAATAGCAAATTTATTTTGTTCCATAAGTCGTTGAAGTAGTTCATTGCTACTCCAAACTTCAGGATTCTTATTATTTGTTTTATCAATTGATTCCCAACCAAGTCGCTTCAATTCGCCTTTTAGTTGGTCATAATAGCTTGTGCCACTTACGAGCGTCTTATTATTACCCATACGGTCGCCAGTAAGGGTTACTTGTCTGGTCTTATACTTGGAATATAACTTATGAAACTCTTGAGCAACTTTAATTGCATTACCACCTTCTTGAATGAGTATTTCACCATCTATGAATAAATCATCTCTCCCTATCCATCCACCTAATGATCCCAAATTAATATTATTTTGGTCGCAACCAAGAAAAAGTCTTTTTGATTCTCTATTGTCAATATCTTTTATATGTGCGTTATTGAATGCGTAGTTCATCGATTGAGAGTTAATTGATAGCCACTCGCAAAGCATTTCACGTTTCCACATAAGGCTTGTCATGGATTCTTGTAACATCTTTATTTTTTCTTCATTAAATTCAATGAAGTTTTCTTGTGCCATTGCTTTAATTTCAATAAAGTTGCTTGGAGGGTTTTCTATATACCTTTTATATAGCCAGTTACTTTGATCTGATGGAGTTGTAGCTAGGTATAGTCTATATCTATGTTTATTTGTTAATGGATGACCTCGAAGACATGGTAGAGCAATATCTATCAATGACTCGTCAACAAGAACACATTCATCAACCACAATGAAGTCTGCAGATGAACCACGAATCGTTTCCGGATTATCTCCAGAAATTAGTTTTATATATCTATGTTTTCCATCAAGCGCATTAATAGATATAATATTCTTATGATCGCTTAAAAGTGACTTACACCAAGTAGGTCTTGTATTTAAGGAATATTCTATCCCAAGTTGTTCTAAGTGTTGAAGAATATACTTAGTAGACTCTCGTAGCTGACTATAGGTTGGAGCAATGTATAAACAGCGATAGGAGTCTCCAAGCAACTTAATAACAGTTATCATACCCATTGTGTACGATTTGCCGTATGCCCTACTACACAACATAAGAACAATGTCTTGAGTAGCTTGAAGTGTCCTTAATTGGCTTGGAAATAAAGATACATTAGGCATCTTTAGGCTTCTCTAGAATTCCTACGTTAATTACTATTGGGGTTTGTTCAGACTCCTTGGAGCTACTTTGAGCTACTTCGATTTTAGCAGTCAAAGCAAGAGTTTCATTGAGAGCTTCTTTAAGCACCTTCAGAGCTGCTACCTTATCTTTAGTTTCTTCACCAGGGCGATCAATAATTTTTGACAATTCTCTATAGACATACGTGATATCTATTGTAGATGCTTTTGCTATCTCTTCTTGTCTTTTACGCAAATATTCGCATATGGCTCTGCTATGGAGAAATTTTACAGCCATATGAGTAGCATAAGAATCGGAATATCCGCTTTGCAGGAGCGCCTGGCGCATACTCATTCCTTTTAAGTAATATTCACATACTTTTTGTTGCTTAGGAGTTATATGTTTAATCGGCATTTTCACTCCATAATAGTACCCATTTTTTTGCCTTTTTAAATTTTATCAAGTTGGAAAAACTAAATCCTAATTTTTCGGACAAATCGGATCTATAACCAATAATTTCTTCATTAGTTAAAATATTTTTTATTTTAATCTTATATTCGTTAAATTGCCTTCTTCCATTAATATATGTTTCCTTTAATGATTTTGATAATTTTTCTTTACACTCTTGAGTTGCCTTTCTTCCATAATTAGGACTAAGTTCTCCTTTTAACCCAAACATAGGATTTTTATTACCAATGCAAGTTCCTAATTTTATACTTTTCATTCTTTCTTTAGATTCTTTAGTATGCTTTCTTCCTAGCATTGGAGCAATCCCACCAGGAGATATATTATAGCCATAATCATCCGACTGAAGATTCCATAATGCAATTAATTGATTTTCTACTCTATATGCTAAATTTAAATCGTTTGTTGATAAAATTATATCAAATTTAATATTCTCTACACCATATTTCTTTATAGCATTAAATATTTTGGTTTGACCTTTAATACAATATGTATATTTTTTATACTTTGACCATCTCTCAAAAAATCCACCTTTACACATAGCAACTCCCACATACCTTTTACCTGACGGAGATGTTAAACAATAAACTCCTTTTGTTATTGGATCATTAATATGTCTTCCCATGTTGCTTTCCCCCAACCTTATTTATGCAAAATAACTTATTATTTCTTCTGATCTCTTTCGCAAAGAAACTTAATGATTAAATGCTCTAAGCGGCTCGAAGCAGATTCTTTATCTTTATGACATTGCTGCATAAATTGGTGAGCTAACTCAGCATCAAGATAAAACAACTTGCTGATCTTACCCTTGTCATTTACTTTGCATTTCTTCTTAAGTGGCTTTGTAATACTCATATAAGGCTCCTTTAAGTTCTATTTATATAATGTTTTCATGAATTGGAATATTATGTTGTTTAATTGCACCAACCATAATTCCATTTGAAGCTTCCAAGTAGCTTTGAATTTCTCCTAAAATCTCTAAATTACTACGCTCTAAGTATCTAGGATCGTTTCTACAAGCCCAAAAGAGCTTCTTAATGAACTTAATCTCTACTTGTGTGACTGCGGTAGGCTTACGATTAACTAACTTACATACTTCCGAGTTAGGCCAACGTGTATGTCTAGGCCAATGTGTGAATTCATCCATATCATTCTTTTATTGTAAGTTCGGAATATGTATCATTCTCGTAGTCTACTTCAGCAAATTCTACACATTTTTCGTCTATTTCTAGTTGATACTCTCGCTTACGATTGGCTTGAATGATTCTCCAAGCGTAAAATGCATCTATTTGTTCTTGGTGCTTAAGCATTTTTCCTCCTGGTAATGTAAGTAATTCGTGTCTTCGTGGCCGTCTAGCTCGAAATAATCAGGTGAATTAGCCTGAGCTTCTTCAAACGACTCTTTCCAACTATAGAATCTTTGTGGCTTTATGTCTTTGGTTTTTTCCATAATAAATATCTCCTGTATGATTATATAATACATCCAAAAGGAGGTAGTTCAATGGGTTATTTTAAATGGTCGCTTAAGTCGGAGAAAGAGCAAAAGAAAAACTATATCAAATTATGTAGGACAATCAGAAAAAAACTGGAAAAAGATGGATGGATTGAGAAAGCGGATGAAGGTATGGCTTGGGACCACTTGTTTAGCCTTAGTGTAGCCCATTCTAGCCATCTTTCTATTGAGGTGGTGTCTTCGGTTGTTAATTTAAAACAAATTAGTCGTAAGGCGAATCTGAGGAAGGGTGAGCGATGTATTATTACCGTTGAAGACTTAATTAATTCATTTAATTGTTGGGATAAAAAAGATGAATATATTATATGGTTAGAAAAACACTTTGATAAAGAAAAAATGAGAGAATTAATTATTCCAATTAATGTTAATTAATACATACTCGACTGGCATACTGCCAGGTCCCGCTCCGGGACATTACTACTTCAATACACTATGATATCGTTGAGTTAACGATGTTGATTATATTATGACATTATTTTAGGAAGAAGTATTATGTATTACATAAACCACATTATGAAGTATTTTCTTTATTTACCACTTTTTTAAGTTGATATCGTTTGAGTAACGATGTTGGTGGAATTAGCATATTGAAAAACCAGGAGTAGTCGGCTCGTCGAAGCCCTCGCAAGGACTCCGCTATCGCTTCGTCCTTCAAGTAGTTTCATACATTTATTACTTATTCATTTATTATAGTTACAATGAAACATCCTGGGTTGATCCCCATTTTTTAAGACTTGCTCTATTTGAGCATTCTGATCGGGGTAATTTTCTATTAGGCTTCCGAACTAGCCTATTGCAGACACCGTGGTATTATCCACTCGTCCTCTATCCTGTTAGGAGCCTTATCTTGCAAGCAAGCTTCGGGGTGCCAGTGATTTCAGGATTGGCTTACCAAACCTCTTGAAACCCGTTAACTCCCCTTTTTTTTCTGAGTGGGTAGTTTGTTTTCTCATACCTCTATTTAAACATACTTTATGTGAATTTTTGAAACTATTTTTGTGGAAAATCCTACATGTAGGAAAATCCTACATTCCTCTTATGAACCCTACAGCATATAGTATGTAGGGAAATCCTACACACAATATATATTATCCACTTACTAAACGAAAAAACCTCCCAAGTTAGGAGGTTTAATCGTAAAGATATAGTTCAGAATATATCTTTGTGGTGGTAAGCCATTGATATTTATCATAAGTCCAAAATATTCTTTACCAAGTTATTTTTGGAACTACAATAAATATTATATAAAAGGAGCCTC